GACTACATGACAATGTGCTCCCGGGGTGAACCCGGGGTAACTTTGCCTGATGCCTCAAGGCCTGGGTCAGTCCGCTGGCCCAGGGGGCGCAGGGAGCTGCTAATGGCAGTTCGGTACTAGGGAAAACCTAGATCCAGAGGATGAGACCGACTCAGCACGTCACGCCCTAAGGCGAACACGGATGCATCGGATCCCTTTCTTCAATTGGGGTCTCTAAGGGGTAAAAGAGGCTATGCTCGAGTTGCCCTTTTTTGGGCAGGACCGAGCCATCACACTCTAAGGTACGGAGACAACAATAGAAACTCCCTCTGGTCTTAGGTAAGTGGGTGGTAAGGAAAATCTCAGGTTACTATTAACCTGAGGGGGCTCGAGTATCCTTGATATCGACTTAGACAACCCTAACCGGCTCACCACCGGGAGCTTGCTAAAGCGACCTGCGGCCACCTGGACATTGTCCTCAGTGGGAACCGAAGGGTTAACGGTAGTTCTTCCTCACGGATTTACGAAATTTAAACAAAGTTTAAAAATGCAAAACACAAAACACTTATATAAAGTGCTAGTGCCGAGCACGTTAACTTGGTCCTTTCTGGTAAAACAGAGAGTAAAACTGGCGGCGTCGGTCCTTCGGATCGTGCCGTTGGTCTTTGGGCAATTAACAAGTTCCTACGTGAAAGTCGTCTTCGGGTTTGCCTCGAATGTCGTGAACCTGTACCGGCGACAAGGCCCGAGAGGCTGTGCTCTTTACCTGAAAGTCTGTGGTATTGCGTTACAGCAAGCCGCAGGCGGGATGGTGAATCACGGCACTTGGACCTTGGGAGCTAACATCCGGCGTACTCGCCGGGGCCTTCCCAGGATTATAAACCCTCAACATAGGGCTCGAATCCACTTGGGCGATGTAGGAGTAATCAGACTTTGGCTTACCCTTTTTGGGCTCTATAGAGTTATAGAGTTCCCAGGGGTGCTAAAGCTGAAGACAATTACTGAACCTGGTGTAGATATCACCTTATTTATGGAGGAGTGGAAGTCCTGGGTCCCTAACTTCTACGAGAGATCCCGGTTGATAACCGGGGATCCGTGGAAGGTAAAGGTCACGAAACTAGCACCGGTCTCCATACCGTTGATACAGAAGTGTTCCCCGAACTCGGGGGGCTTTACCTCAGTAATGGGGATTCTGTGGGATATCTTGCTCATGGGAGCACATCCTGGGATGGATTCAGCCGTTAAATCCTGGCTGACCACCGTTGATGGTATCGAGTTGACCTGGGCCTTCAATGGGATACTCAAGGTTTTAGACGCTTGGGCCTCACGAAAGTGGGAGTCTAAGTACTCTGAAATAAGAGATGATCTCCGCCTTGGAAGAGACCACGAAGGGTCTCCCCTGGCTATGGTGGTAAAATGGCGGTCCGGGATGGGTACCACATCTGGTACTCTTCATCCGTTGCTACCCTTGACCATTGACTCTAAGTATTTACTCAGATCATGGTACTTGGACCACTATTGGGGGAAACCCTTATGGTTCGGTCGTCTAGCGTTCCTGAAGGAACCCGGAAAGATCCGGGTGGTAGCCATGGTGTCCCTCATCACCCAAACACTTCTGCACCCCGTGCATGAGTGGATATTCGAGAGGCTGCGCCTCATACCCACCGATGGTACGTATAATCAAATAAAGCCTGTACAGGCTCTTATACGTAAACTCGGCAAGGGGCGATGGATTGCATCCTACGATTTATCGGCGGCGACCGATCGATTACCTTTATCGATTCAGGTCGAGCTTCTTAAACCGTTGTTGGGTGAGAAACTGGCCTCCCTCTGGGCTTACTTACTGGTGTCCCAACCTTATGGGTTACCTCGGAAGGCGGTTATGTACCGCCGATTGGGGACCGATAGGGTTTGGTACGCCGTAGGACAACCAATGGGAGCTCTGTCATCGTGGGCTCTCCTCGCGTTGACGCATCATGCAATTGTACAGTTAGCTGCATCTAGGGCATACCCTGAGATGTCAGGATGGTTCCTACTGTATGCAGTACTTGGAGACGATGTGGTCATCGCTGACCGCTCCGTGGCCAAGGAGTACCTACGGATAATGGGATCCCTCGGTGTGGAAATCAGCTCAGCTAAGAGCTTGGTCTCGTGCACCAGTTCCCTCGAGTTCGCTAAGCGAACCTTTATCCGTGGGCAGGATTGTTCACCAATTTCCCTTGCAGAAGTTATGGTTGCACGCTGCAACCTTGGCTCTCTGGGGGAACTGGTAGCAAAGAATATGAAGTTCGGAGCGATCCGATTTTCTTCTGTAGCTCACTTCCTTGGTTTCGGGTACCGAAACCTGGCTCAACTGCCAGTTGGGTTAGGTGTAGGGAATCGCCTCAGTAAGGTCCTTGCTTACCTCTGCCGTCCGGGCGGTCCTTTCCCAATGCCTTTTGAGGCTTGGGTTAGTTCCGTAGCACCGGGCGGAAAGGACTCAAGTATCGCTGACCTTAGGGCATGGGTTACAGCCTCTGCTCTCTGGAAGACGACCTTGGGGTATCTCCTCAGTAGATCTAGTAAGGTAGCCAAGATGCTCCACTGCGTTACCATGTTCAACGTAGTCGAGGCTTCATATGTGAAGCGGACTACGGCGAAATGCGCTGACCAGAGGACATCTATGAGAGGGGGGGCACAAGACGTGCGTACCCTTTTCTTTGGGCCCTCTTTGGTGGACTTCTTTAATCTTGAGGTGCTTGCACCCCAGTTTTTAGAGTTCTTCAGGGAGTGGATTTGCTATCCTTACCAGTTGAAACTGAGACGAAGATACGAGGTGATCGACGATACCTTACGGGTACTGGATCCTAGGATCCTCCCTGATTGGTCCGGTCTAGAGTCTCTTTGGAAAGAGGTCGTATCTGCGGAAGAAGGGATTGATTCCCTCCCGACGCATGTGGAGTTCGTTTTGCGTCCTTCGGACGCGAAGGCTCCCTCGACAGGTCTTATCAACCTGTGGGTACGACTTCGGACCCTAGCGACTCGAGAGGCCAAGCCAATCAGTAGCGTTTCAACTCGTTCCTCCGAACGGCGTATGCCAATTAGGAGGCGGGCTTCCGGGTAGTCAACCTGGGGCCTGGAACACCCAAAGTTTGGTCTGGGGGAGCATGCTCCTCCCAGCCAACCAAATAGATGTGCGCACCTAAGCGCTATCCGGCCTGTAAAACGGGGGGACTTTTCC